CAGAGGACTAATCTAGTTTTGTATTCAAATGCTTTTGATAATGCGTACTGGACTAAATCAAATGTAACCATAACAACTGCGGCTAACATTGCGCCCGATGGAACACAAACTGCTCAACTGGCGGTAGAAAATACAACATCTTCTGTTGTGCATGAAGTGTATAGGTCAATTACTGGAACAGGAAACATTTTCTCTTTTTATGCTAAAGCGGCTGGAAGAAATTGGGTGGCAGTTCCAGCATCAGGTGTGTTTACTTATTTTGATATTGCTAATGGTGTTTTAGGAACAGTTGCATCAGGTAAAACAGCAACAATAACATCTGTAGGAAATGGCTGGTACAGATGCTCTCTGACAGTTCCTGATAGTACATATGGCGCAGATATTGTTTTAGCTTCTGCGAATGGTACTGCTACTTATACAGGCAACGGCTATTCAGGCATATTCCTTTGGGGCGCACAACTAGAAGCTGGAGCATTTGCTACTAGCTATATCCCTACAGTAGCTTCTCAAGTAACTAGAAGTGCTGATAGTGCAAGCATGACAGGAACTAACTTTAGTAGTTGGTATAACATTTCTGAAGGTACTGTTTATGTGGATAGCTACACAACTGCAACTGTAAGACGATTCTTATTTAATATAAATAGTGCAACTGTTACAGGAAATATTACACTTGAAGCAACAGCAGCAAATGCTTTAAATTATTATGTTTTTGCAAATGGTGCTTATAGTGTTGATGCAACTGCTCAAACATATACGCTATCAGGCAACAAATCAATTGTGGTTTACAAAGTAAATGACTTTGCTTTTTCTTCTAATGGGGCAACACCAACAACTGACACTAGCGGTGCTGTGCCACCCAATCTTGATAGATTTATTATAGGAAATTCAGGTGGAAGTTCATTCTTTATGAATGGAACTTTTAAGAAAATAGCTTACTACCCAATTCGTGTAACTAACGCACAACTACAAGGACTAACTACAGTATGAGCGACTTCTATTTAAAATTTGCTGACAAAGCTGAGGCTGATTTAGTTCTCTACACAACTACTACAGAATATCTGTACGAAGATAGTTATGGACAACCATATCCATCAACTGTTGAATTAACAGAAGAAGATTTAGAAGATAGGAACGCTACTTTCAAAGGTATTGAAACTACAGTTACACCTAAGTTCGCTAACATTGATGTCGTTGGAACTATCTATCAAGCCACACCAGTAGATGCTCCAGAGGATTATGTACCAGTAGCTTATGATGGCTATCATGTCAATGTTAGATTAGTTGGCTCTGAAGATGCTTCTACTCTCACACCATTCTCTGTAGTGCCGTCAGTACCTCGTCGTGTTTGGGCTTAAAAAGTTATTTAGTTGTTTGTTAGTTTTTGGTTTATTAAGCTGTTCAATAGTATCTAAAGACAACAAAATATTTGATAAAGCAATACCTCCTACGATTCATTATGTATATTTAGGAGAGATGTTAAGTAAGTGTTACCAGTATGTGCCTTGGTATTTAAAGTTATTAGGTGGCTTTCCTTTTGCGTGTGCAAAGTGGGATACAACTAAAAATACTTGTGACATTTACATTAGTAAAGACGCTCCAGACTGGATGCTGGAACATGAGTTAGAGCATTGCAAAGGTTTTGGACATAATTAACTAGAAAGAAAAGAAAGACAATGCAGCCAGAACACCTCGAACGATTAGCAATTATAGAAGCTAAAGTAGAAGACTTAGAAGATAATCACAAAGAATTACTAAAGTTGATGCACGAAATCAAAGATGAGATGACCAAGTATAAAGGCTTCTTAGGTGGTGTAGCGTTCATTGCTTCTGGTATTGGTATATTCCTGACCTTGTTTAAGGACTGGATTTTAAAGCACTTATAAGGTTATATGAGACCACATTCCGTAGGCAAGAACCTCACAGCGAATACGCTGACTACGCTATTTACTGTGCCAACTAGAAACATGGCTATTGCTCATGATATTTTAATGACCAATAGAGGTGCTGGTAATAAACACATTTCTATCTATTGGTATGACGATAGTACAAACACTAGCATTGAAGTAGTACATGAAAGAACTATATCGGCTAAGACTTCCGCTGTTATTGATAGTACTTTTTCTTTTGTCATGGACGAAGGAGATGAACTTCGTGCTATTTCTGAAACAGGTTCAACCATGACAGTTGTAGCATCATTTGATTTAGATGCTCGGTCAACTGTACAACAATTTGCTTAAGGACTAAAATGCCACTCAAATCAGGTAAATCACAAAAGACTATTTCTTCAAATATCAAGAAAGAAATGAAAAGCGGTAAGCCACAGAAGCAAGCCGTAGCTATTGCAATGAGCAAAGCAGGTATGTCTAAGAAACCAGCTAAGAAGATGGGTGCAAAGCGTGGCTACTAAGATGGGCTTGTACGCAAATATTGCTGCCAAGAAAGCTCGTATTAAGGCTGGCTCTGGCGAGAAGATGCGTAAAGTAGGCTCTAAAGGCGCTCCTTCAGCTCAAGACTTCAAAGACTCTGCTAAGACTGCTAAGAAGAAGAAATAATGCCTAAGAAAGCGTTTCAGAACCCTGAAGGCGGTCTTAACCAAAAAGGTAGAGACTACTACAACAAGACTACTGGGTCTAAGCTAAAGCCACCAGTGTCTGCTAAAGAGGCTGCAAAGTCGCCTAAAGCGGCAGGACGTAGGAAGAGCTTCTGTGCTCGAATGGGCGGTGTTGCAGGTCCTATGAAGGATGAGAAGGGCAAACCAACCCGCAAGGCACTGGCATTGAAAAAGTGGGATTGTTAAAATAATTGTTGACACATAGCTAAAACTGTGTTACACTAAGGAAAATATGGCATCTAAAAACTACCTAGAACTCACTAACGATGTGTTAGTCCGACTGCGTGAGCCAGAGGCTTCCTCAGTGTCTGATAACGCTTATGTTAAACTTATTTCTAAATACATTAATGATTCTAAGCGTCAAGTAGAAGATGCCTATAACTGGAACAGCTTATCAGAGACTCTTTCAGCCACTACGACTGCAGACATCTTTAACTATGTCTTAGAAGGCACAGGTCAGCGTTTTCGTGTTATTGATGTCTTAAACGACACTAGCAATACTACTCTACGAAACGCTACTACTGGCTGGATGAATCAAATGTTTTTGTTGGGTTCTGTCACAAAGAACTCACCAATGTACTACAACTTTAACGGTACAGACACCAACGGTGATACACAGGTAGATTTATTCCCTATTCCCGATGGTGCATACAACATTCGTTTTAACGTCATTCGCCCACAAGTAGAATTAGTAGCTAACTCAGATAAACTCTTAGTTCCTCACGAGCCTGTAATTCTTGGTGCATTGGCTAGAGCACAAGCTGAACGTGGTGAAGATGGCGGTGTACAGTCTGCAGAGACTTATGCACTATTTAAACAAAGTCTATCTGATGCTATCTCGTTAGAGTCAGCAAGATACATTGAAGAATCTGAATGGTATAGCGTCTAATGGCTGGACAATTACAAACCTCTTCCATTGCTGCTCCGGGATTCTACGGACTAAACCTCCAAGAGTCAAGTATTACTCTTGCGTCAGGATTTGCACTCAAAGCACAGAACTGTGTTATTGATAGATATGGTCGTATTGGTGCAAGACGTGGCTGGACACCTTTAAACGCTACTAATAGTGATTTAGGTTCTAATCCACTTGAAGCTATGATGGAAGTAGTTGATGGTGGTGATAACACTATCATCTCTGCTGGTAACAATAAGTTATTTACTGGTCGTGCAACATTAACACAGAAGCTAGTTCGTAATGCAACTAACTCAGGTAACGCTACTTATACCATTACTGCCAACAACTGGCAGATGGCTGCGATGCCTTATGGCGATGTAAATGACTTTCAACCTCATGCGTATTTAGCTCAAGCTGCACATCCAATGTTGGTGTGGCATGAGTTACCTACATCAGGCGGTGCTGGACACGCTCATGATTCAGGTACTTTTGGTTTTCAACAAGTAGGTGATATTGGTACACTACCAGCAAACCACAGTACCGCTAGTTTTCAGCCTAATGCTGTGTTGTCTGCTTACGGACGTATTTGGGTAGGTAATATTACTGGGGACACACAGACTGTTTACTTTAGCGACTTGTTGCGTGGCACAGACTTTACAACAGGTTCTGCAGGTTATTTAAACCTACAAGAAGTCTTTCCTAACGCTGACAACATTGTTGCTATTGCTGCACATAATGGATTCTTAGTTATCTTTGGTCGTAATAACATTGCTATCTACGCTAATCCAATTGATACAGGTAGTTTAGTATTACAAGACATTATTTATAATGTTGGATGTCTGTCAAGAGATTCAATTCAGAACATCGGCACAGACTTATTGTTCTTGTCTAATTCTGGTGTTCGTAGCCTTGCTCGTGTTATTCAAGAAAAGTCGCTTCCAATGAACGATGTGTCTAAGAATGTTCGTGACGACTTAATGGCTAACGTATTCTCTGAAGCTGACTTAGGTAAGATTAAAAGTGTTTATCACGAGCGAGACGCTATTTATTTGCTGTCTTTACCAACAACTAAGTTTGTCTATTGTTTTGATACTCGCTCCCGTCTACAAGATGGTTCAGCAAGAGTGACTATTTGGGACAACTTAGAGCCGAAGTCTTTTTGTATTACACAAGCTAAAGAACTGTTGATTGGTAAAACATCTTACATTGGTAAGTACTTTGGTCATTCAGATAACGGTTCTTCTTATCGCTTACAGTATTACACTAACTACTTTGATTTTGATGCTTCTACAAAACTGAAGATTTTAAAGAAGATTGGATGGGTTTTAATTGGTGGCACAAACCAAACTGTTGCAGTTAAGTGGGGATTTGATTACACTGAAAGCTATAACGCTACCACTTACGTTCTAGACACCGCTGTTGTCTATGAATACAATATTGGTGAATACAATATTGCTGAATATTCTTCAGGCATTGTATTAGATAGATTCTCTATCAATGCTGGTGGTTCAGGAACAATTATGCAACTTGGTTTAGAAGCAGACATCAATGGAAACCCTATGTCGATTCAGAAAATCGATGTTGCGGTTAAAGCTGGAAAGACGCTTGTATGAGTAATTTAGCTATTTTACCCTCAACAAAATGCTGTAATATTTGCAAGCAGTTTTTGCCTTTAGATTTATTTAGCATAAACAATGCTGTTAAAAAAGACAAACGTTCTTTATATTGTCGGGGATGTGACGCTAAAAAACAAGAGTCAAAAAGAAGAACAAAACCAGAAAAACAATTAGAGTATGGTCGTAAGTACCAAGCCAAACGCAGAGAAGACTTTGAGTATCGTTTACAGATGCTATTAAACGCTTCAAAACAAAGAGCTACTGTAAAAAATATTGAGCACACGCTTACATTGACAGACATTAAAGAACTTTACCCAGCAGACGGCAAGTGTCCTGTATTTGGGACTACCCTACAGTTTAACACGGCAGGATTTCGTAATAGTAGTCCGAGCCTTGACAAAATAGACCCTAATAAAGGCTACACTAAAGAGAACGTGCAAGTTTTATCATGGCGAGCAAATCAAATTAAAAGCAATGCTTCCGTACAGGAATTAGAGCTGCTTTTATCATTTATGAAACAAGGAGAATAAAGTGTCGGACTACCAAAAAGCAACCAATTTCACCGCTAAAGACGGACTTCCTACAGGTAACGCTGGAAAGATTGTTAAAGGTACAGAAATTGATACAGAGTTCACCGCTATTGCGTCAGCGATTGCATCTAAATCCAATATCAATAGCCCAACCTTTACTGGCACTCCTGCAGCTCCTACAGCAGGTTCAGGAACTAACACGACTCAGATTGCTAACACTGCTTTTGTCAAGGCTGCGGTAGATGCTTTAGGCACTATCGGTACAATAGCTTCTCAGTCTGCTGCATCAGTGGCTATCACTGGTGGAACTATTACAGGTATTACAGATATTACTGTGGCTGATGGTGGTACTGGTGCTTCTTCTATTACGGCTAATAGTGTTATTCTTGGTAATGGTTCTTCTGCATTATCAGGTAACTTAGTTGCTCCTAGTACATCTGGAAATGTACTGAAGTCTAACGGAACTACATGGACTTCTGCAGCCCCTACTGTTACTTCTGGTTTAGGTTTAAACGGTGAGACTTGGCATGATGTAACTAGCTCAAGAGCTATTTCTACAACTTATACAAACTCTTATTCTTATCCAATTATGGTTTCTGCTTGGGTTTCTGGTAGCGCTTATGCAGGTATGCAGTGGTATGTCGCAGGTAATTTAATAGGTAGAAATCAAGCAGGAACTAACGGTCCAACAGCTTATAACGCTTGTTCATTCATTGTTCCTCCCGGAGCTACATATAAGATTGAAGGCGGTATGAACGGATGGAATGAGCTGTATTAATGAGTTTTAAAGTACCTGTAGTGATTCGTGAAGACTACACAATGTTGTTAGAACTTTATGACAACTTATTGTGGTTTCACTCAGATGTCCGTAAGTGGACACCAGCAGTTAAAGTAAAGTATTTAGAAGATTTAAACTTGTTACAACATTTAGTTTCTGTTCCGTTAGTTGCTTTAGTGCAAAAACAAGATACTAAATTAGCAAAGTTTGGTAAAACAATTGGATTTAAGTTTAAACAAGATTTTATAAGTCAGGACAAAAAGATGTATCACATATATAGTAGGAGTCTATAATGGGTTCAATAGTAAGTGCAGTAGCTGGTCCAGTACTCGGATTAGCTGGTGGATTAATTAGTGGTGGAAAAGCCGCAGACGCAGCTAAAGGACAAGCAGAAGCATTACGAGCTGCTGCCGATAAAGCATCAGCAATGGCTCAGTTCAACCCCTACGGGATGACAACTAACTTTGGTACGTCTACATTTGATGGTGGTCAAGGCGGATATAAACTGTCTCCACAACTACAGGCTATTCAAAATCAATTGTTTAGTCAAGCAGGTGGATATGACCCAACCCAAGTTGCTCAAGTTGCTCAGCCTATTTATGGCGGTGCTTCTAGTCTATTTAATTTAGGTCAACAATACTTAGCCACATCTCCAGAACAAGCTGCTCAAAACTACATGACAAGCCAACAGGCTTTGTTAGCTCCTTCAAGAACTGCAGACTTGGCTAGACTACAAACTGCTAACTTTGGTCGTGGTACAGGTGGTCTAGGTGTACAAACAGGCACTGGTGGTGCTCCTTCTAATCCATTAGCACAAGCATTGTTTAATGCTCAATCTCGTCAAGACTTAGAATTAGCTGCACAGGCTGACCAAGCTGGTATGGCTAGAGCTAAGTTTGGTGCTGGTCTGTTTGGCACTGGTGGAGAACTATTACGTCAAGTACCTTCTCTGACAACTGCTGGCTATGGTCCATTAGAAGCTCAGTTAGGTTTGTTAGGAACAACAGAAAAAATGGGTCAACAACCGCTATTGTTGTCTCAAGACTTAGCAAATCAATACGCTCAAGCAGGTGCAAGAGCAGGTCAACTATATCTTCAACCACAAGCTGCTGCAGCAAACGCATACAGTCAATATCAAGGCTATAGCCCAATGGGTACTGCACTTAGCGGTGCTGGTTCTATTGCTGGTGGCGGAGGCGGTGCTGGTAGTAGTTGGTTTAGCGATTTACTAGGAAGCGGGACTAATCGTAGTGTCGATATTAATACAATGCCTACATCTAGCTGGGCTTCAGGAGCATTTTAATTATGGCAGATAATATTGTAGGTGGTTTATTCGGTGTAGACCCACAGCAACTAATGCAACAACGTCAAGCAACAGATATGTCTAATGCTTTTCGTTATGCACAGTTGGCTCCTCTTGAACAAGCTAAGATGTCTATCTATCAAGGTAGTGCTGGACTAGCTCGTGGAGTCGGTGGTTTACTTGGTGGTGACCCTGAATTAGAACGAATCTCAAAAATTAAACAACTGTCTTCACAGTTTGATTTGACATCTCCAACAGGTATGCGTGACTTTGCTCGTTCGTTACAGCCTATTGCTCCTAATGAAGCAATGATGGCTGCAAAGCGTGCTGATGAGATGGAGACATCTGGTCTTGGTCGTCAAAAGACACAACTAGATATTCAAAGAACAGAAGGAACAATTGCTAAAGAAGCATTGTCTGCTTCACAGGAAGAGAAGTTAAGAGTAGAGCTGTCAAACCTTCCTCCAAATGCAACAGAGCAACAGATTCTTAGTATTGTAACTAAGTATGGTTCGCCTGATAAAATTCTTAAAATTCTTACTGAATCACAAGATAGACGAGCTAAAATTGCTGCCGCTGCTGCTGGGAAAGCCGAAACTCCTCCAAAACCATTGTCTGCTAGTTTACAAAAGAGTGAAGATAAAGATTTGGAAGCTATCGACACTTACACAGCACAAGCAGAAGCACTTGGTCCTTCAATTCAGAATCTTACACCAGATGCTAAAGGTGTTCGTAAACTAAACCTAAGCCCTGTTAACAATGCCAAATATATGGCACAAAATGCTGTAGGTAACTCAACTGAAGAAAGTCGTGCGTATGAAGCATTAAAATCTGCAGTAGACACAGCCGTTAACTTACAAGTTAGTGCTGAAAAAGGTGTACAGACAGATAAAGACGTATTGCGTTTTGCTAATGCTTTGGTTGCTGCTTATGGACGCAATGACTCAGAGGCTTCTTTACAAGCATTAAATCGTTATAATGCAGCTATTGTAAGAGCTAAAGACCGCACTGCTTCTAGAATCGACCAACGACGTACTTCACAAAAGGTAGAACCGTTGTTTGGTGGTCAAGCACCAGCACAGCCTACAACACAACCGTCTACTCCTAAGAAAACTCGTACACTCAAGTCTGGTCTTGTTGTAACTATTGAGGATTAATAATGCCAAAATATACCATTAATGGTGTAACGTATAACTCTGCTACTGAATTATCTGATGCGGATTTAGAAGAATTATCTGGTGGGGCAGCACAGGCTCCGACACAAGCCCCTAAACAACGTTCAATGGTGGATGAGTTTGGTCGTCAAGTTGGTCTAACTGCTCGTGCTGGTTACGAAGCATTTACTTCTCCTGCCACAATGATATTAGAAGCAATTAGAGGTGGGTATAATTTAGGCGCACAAGCACTTGGTTCAGAAAGTCGTATGCCTTCTGCTGCTCAAGCACAGAGTCAAATGCTTACACAAGCTGGAGTTCCTGTTCCTGAAAATGCTTTAGAAAGAGCTGTACAATCTGGGACACAAGCAATGACAAGCACTGCTGGAATGGCTAAGGTAGCTCCTAATGTTCCTGCTCTTGCTGCTGATTTAGTTCGTCAAGTTCCTGCTTCTGCTGCTGCAGGACTTGTTGCACAGCCAACTGCTGAAGTTGTAAAAGAAATTACTGGAAGCGACACAGCAGCCACTATTGCAGGTATTCTTGCTGGTACGGTAGCTGCTTCAGCAACAGGTAAAGGTATTGATTATAAATATCGCCCAAGAGAAACTATTGCAAATGTAAAAGCCAAAGCTGTTCAGTCTTATCAAGCAGTTGAAGATGCTGGTATTACTTTGAAACCAACAAGTGTGCAAGGTATGTTTAAAGAAATCAGCACTGCCCTTGATGATGCTCGTATGGTTCCCGGCACAGACTCTGCTAGAGAAGTAACTGCTCGTTTAAATGAAATGGCTCGTGTATTAGGAACAAATACTGAACTTCCGTTTAGTTCATTAGACAAAATGAGAGCAATGTTAAACGATTTAAAAGGAAGCACCGACGCTGATGTTCAGCGACTTGGCGGTGTTGCCGTGACGAAGGTTGATGACTATATTAGTAACATTACTGGTAAAGACATTATTGCTGGTCAAGGTGGTATCAATAAAGCAGTTAAAGACATCATGTCTGCTCGTAAGGACTGGAGAAACGCTAACAGAGCACAAACACTTGAAGATGCGTTAAATGTTGCAGAAGTTAAAAAACTAGACCCTAAAGCATCCGAAAGTGAACTCATTCGTAGAGGCATGATTAACTTAGCAGCAAACAAAGACAAGATGAAAGCGTTTACACCAACTGAACAGAATATTATTAAGTCTGTAGCTAAAGGTGGTCCGTTTGACTCTGTATTAAGTTTGATAGCTAGATTTAGTCCACTACGCTCACAGTTAGCTGCTGCTGGCGGTGCTGCGTTATATACTCAATCCCCAACAGGTGCAATAGCAATGTCAGGTGCTGGTTTATCTGCCGACTTGTTACAAAGCGCACTGCGTCGTCAAGCTGCTCAATCTGCTATTGGACAACTTGCTGCTGGTGCTCAGGCTCCTGCAAGAAATCTTGGTTATCAAGGATTATTAACTGGTGCTTTAAATCCTCCTGAAGGACAATAATGGACCCAATAACACTACTAGCAGCTTTTGCTCCGTTAGCAGTAGACTTTGGTAAATCATTAATATCAAGGTTTATTGCCCCTGAGCAGTTCAAACCAGCAACAATAGAGCAGTATACCCAAGTCAAGCAGTTAGACTTAGATATGTTTAAGGCTTTAAACGAGGCAGGAGGCTCTAATGCTTCTTACTTGTGGGTAGAAGCTATCGTAAGGCTTCAGCGTCCTCTGGTGGTCGCTGTAGCCCTTGGAGCATGGGCTTATACACACATTGTAGGTATTCCTTCTCCTGAAGTAGACAACTTTGCTGCTATTGTAGGTTTTTACTTGTTTGGTGACAGAACTATGTTCTACGCTAAGAATGGTGTTGCTAAGTGAAGATGACAGAGAATTTCTCATTAGAAGAAATGACTGTATCAGAAATTGCTGTACGAAAAGGATTAGACAACACTCCTAACGCTACAGAGATTACTAACCTCATGCGTACAGCATTACTGCTTGAGCAGGTTAGAGAGTTGATAAAGAAACCTATTATCATCAATTCTGCATTTAGGTCTAAAACAGTTAATGATGCAGTAGGTTCTAAAGATACTAGCCAACACCGTATTGGGTGTGCAGCAGATATTAGAGTCCCCGGAATGACACCTAAACAGGTCGTAGAGGCTTGCATCAAAGCCAACATACCTTATGACCAAGTTATCCAAGAATTTGACTCATGGACGCATATAAGCGTTCCTGACATGGCTGCGAGACCACCTCGTAGACAAGCTCTTATTATTGACAGAAACGGCACTCGTCCTTTCAAATAAAAAAGAGGCTCCGAAGAGCCCCTGTCAAGTACTACCACACACAAGGAATTAGATTTCACAATTTCCTGCAGTACAGCTCAACATCTGAGCGCCTTCAACATTATCATCATACTCTTTGAAGTTCTCCCAGTCTACTGTCTCCGGAACCAACAACTTTAATCTGTTGTAGGCTTCTTCGTCACATTCTTCATAAGGTGCTTGCTTGTATGTTCCACCATCCATCGGCAAGAAAGACACACCAGTTACTTCATCAAAGTGTTTGAATGTCCACGCTCCAACATCCATCCATTCATTCTCTTTAACAGAAATTGTTACTGACGGCTTATGCTCACAGTAGTGACGCTGGTACAGTAACCACAAGCGTAAGTGTTCAATTGCCGTTAAGTCTTCACGAAGCAAAGCACCATCGGCAACTTTAACGGGAAAACTAAAGACTGTAGTTGATTCGGGTTTCATGACACAAGGCTCTGCTACAAATCCAGCTTGCATCATAAACTGTGTTAAAGGGTCTTTGTTATCACCTCTAACACGACGAATATAATATTTACTATGCTGAGGATGGATACCGCTTGCAGTAGAACACAACTGTGATACTGTTCCTTCAGGTTTAATAGCGGTAACAGCCACAGATTGATTAATACCAATTGCGTTAGCAAACTCACGATTAACATCAATAGCAATA